GCCGACGGCCCCGCCATGAGCCGACATGGGGTGAGACAGGTGAAGCTGGTCCACGATGAGGGCTCGCTGACGCAGACCTGCAACGGCGCTTGCGACGACATCCGGTACAGCGCCGACGCCGACAAGCGCGGCTATGCCGTCGAACTTCGCGACGCCGCCGGCCAATGCATCTCGTGCGGACCGAAGCGGTTCGTGGCCTACGATCCGATGGGTCTACGCGCCCGTTGGGAAATCAGCGGCCGAGACGAGCTGAAGGTCGAGGTGCGCGAGCGGATCGGCCTTTCGGCCCCACGCACGGTCGCCGACCCCGTCGCCCGCCAATAGCTAAACGCCCAGCCTCGCCGCTCGCCCGGACGGATCACCGCAACCCGGCGACGAAGGCGTGACCGGCGAACACCTGCCGCCGCCCTGACGGGCTGCGCCCGAGCACGCGCGACCTCGCGCCTCGGGAGCTTTCGCGCGGCTCCACATCAACATCATCAAAGGAAGACGGATGCCCAACACCATCCTGACCGCCACCGCGGTGACGCGGGAGGCGCTTCGCGTGCTGCACCAGAAGCTGAACTTCGTGGGCACGATCACGCGCGAGTACGACGACAGCTTCGCCCGCCAGGGCGCCAAGGTAGGCGACACCCTGAAGGTGCGCCTGCCCAACCAGTACACGGTGCGGACGGGGGCGAACCTCGCCGCCCAGGACACGATCGAGAGCTCGGTGGACCTGAAGGTGCAGACGCAGAAGGGCGTCGACCTGAACTTCACCAGTGTCGACCTGACGATGAGCCTGGACGACTTCTCGGAGCGGGTGATCGAGCCCGCCATGAGCGTGCTGGCGGCCAACATCGAGGCCGACGCCATGAGCATGTACAAGGACGTCTACAACCAGGTGACCAACACCGGTCAGCCCGCGAGCTTCGCCAAGATCCTTCAGGGCCGGAAGATCCTGGTGGACAACCTGGCGCCGCTGAACGGCCGGACCTGCAACCTGAACACCCAGGACAACGTCGACCTGGTGGACGCGCTGAAGGGCCTGTTCAACGACAAGGGCACGATCAGCAAGCAGAACCGCGAGGGCTTCATGGGCCGGACCGCCGGGTTCGACTTCATGGAGAACACGCTGTGGCCGTCGCACCTGCGCGGCGCGGGCGCGGGCTATCTGGTGAACGGCGCGGGCCAGACCGGCGCGTCCCTGGCGGTGAACACCGGCACGGGCGGCCTGAAGGCGGGCGACGTCTTCACCATCGCGGGCGTCAACCGCGTGCATCCGGAGACCAAGCAGTCGACGGGCGTGCTGCAGCAGTTCGTGGTGACCGCCGACCATGCCGGCGGCGCGGGCACGATCCAGATCAGCCCGGCCATCGTCACCTCGGGCGCGGCCCAGAACGTCTCGGGCTCGCCGGGCGCGGGCGCTGCGATCACCTTCGCGGGTGCGGCCGGCCAGGCCCACGGGATCTCCATGGCCTACCAGAAGGGCGCCTTCGCCTTCGCCACGGCCGACATGGTGATGCCGCGCGGCGTCGACTTCGCCAGCCGCGAGGTGTTCGACGGCATCTCGATGCGGATCGTGCGCCAGTACGACATCAACTCGGACAAGTTCCCGTGCCGACTGGACGTCCTCTACGGCTTCAAGACGATCCGGCCGCAGCTCGCCTGCCGCCTGGCCAACAACTAGCGGGCCCCTCTCTCCGCTAGCCGCGGGCGGTCCTCTCCGCGAGGGGGCCGCCTGCATCCCTTTCTCGAGATCGATGAGGTGATCCATGGCGATCACGACCTACGCCGAGCTGCAGGCGGCGGCGGCGAACTGGCTCGTGCGCGGCGATCTGACCGCGCGCATTCCGGAATTCATCACCCTGGCCGAGGTGCGGCTGAACCGCGTGCTGCGGGCCAGGCTGGCCGAGGTGGAGCAGGGGCTGACGGCGAGCGTCGGCGCCCGGACGATCCCGCTGCCGGCGGGCTTCGCCGAGGCCCTGGCGCTGTGGCGCATACGGCCGGACGGGCGGCAGGCGCTGTCGTTCCTCGAGCCCTCGCTGATGGGCGCATCCTCCCTGCGCGGGGAGCCCGCGGCCTGGACGGTGGATGGGGCGAACCTGGCGTTCGACCGGCCGTGCGACGAGGCCTATGCCTTCACGCTGCGGATGCTTCGGAAGTTCGCGCTGTCGGACGCCGCCCCGACCAACGCCCTGCTGACCGACCATCCGGACGTCTATCTGTTCGCCACGCTGTGCGAGGCCGCCCCGCTGCTGCGGGACGCCGAGCTGGCGCAGGCCTATGAGGCGAGGCTGGCGCGGGCGATCGGCGAGGCGAACGCCAAGGAGGCCCGCAGCCGGGCGCCGCGGACCCTGGGCAGCGAAGTGCCGGCGCTGATCGAGGCGCGGGTCTGATGCTGCTGCCGATCGGACCGGGGCTGCCCGAGGGCGTGCGCGCCGTCCTGAAGAGCTTCCACGACGCCATCGCCGCGCTGCAGGCGCCGGGCGCGCCCACGCCGCTGTTCGCCGCGAGCCAGGCCGGCCTGCCGCCGGCGGCGGCCTATCCGCGCGGCCTGGTCCTCGTCACCGACCTCAACATCCTCGCCCATTCGGACGGGGTCCATTGGATCCGCCAAGACACGGGAGCCGTGATCGTCTGATGCCTTCATCCTGGTCGCCATCGCTGCGGTTCGAGCTGCAGTTCACGGGCGAGAACATCAATCTCTGGGGCGAGAAGCTGAACGCGACGCTCGCCCGCGCCGACTATGCCGTGGCCGGCTGGCTGACCAAGCCGCTGACCGGCGATGTGGCGCTGACCACCGCAAACGCCGGCGACGACGAGGCGCGCGCGGCCATGATCAAGTTCACGGGCGGGGCCGGACCGTTCACGGTCACCATCCCGCCCGTGAGCAAGACCTACCTGGTGTGGAACGCCTGCGCCGGGCCGGTGACGCTGACGACCGGCGCGGGTTCGACCGTGACGGTGGGCGCGGGCGACGTCGTCTGGATCGCCACCGACGGCGCGCACGTGAAGACGCCGGGCTACGGCGGCTCGTCCATCAAGGAGTGGGTCTCGGCGGTGGCCTGGACCTACAACGCCGGCGCCCTGCCGGCCCAGGCCGGCAACGCCGGCAAGTTCGTGCGGACCGACGGCGAGACCGCCGGCTGGTCCGCGATCAGCAGCAGCGACCTCAGCGACTACGCCCAGAAGATCCTGGGCGTGCAGGTCGCGCTGGCCGTGGCCCTCTAGGAGACCGATATGCCCGTTACTCCCAACAGCATCGTCACGCCGCAGACGCCGGTGAGCTACACCGCCGTCGCCACCGCCGCCGAGACGGCCTTCCACAATCCGACCAACGCGGTCGAGGTGATCCCTCCGGCGGACAACGTCAACGGCATGCGGATCACCAAGGTCTTCGGCATCGCTCGCGCCGCGCTTGGCGGAGTGACCAATTACCAGCTCTACAAGAAGGTGGGGGTGAGCCTCACCCTCATCGACAGCGTGCTGGCGACGGACGTGTCGCCGAGCGGCAGCGTGGCGAACGGGAAGGGCCAGTTCGCCATCACCGATGACAATCCCCTGATCCTGCAGTCGGGCGAAGGCCTGGCCTTCGCCGCCGGCCGTGCCGTGGCAAACGGCGTCGTTTGCCGCGCCGAGGGCGGCAAGTACTGATGCGCGCGCCTTTTCGAGGACTGGTCGGGCAGCGGATGGACGGCCGGAAGGACTTTGCGGGGGCACGGCACGAGGTCATGCGCGTACATGAGCTGGCGGCGGGATCAGGAACGTTGCCGGCGCCGGTGACCGGCTGGGCGCATGTCTATCTGATCGGCGGAGGCGGCACCGGCAACTGCGGCGGAGGTGGAGGCGGCGGCGGCGGTGGCGGTGCCTGCTATGGGGCTTTCCGAGTGCAGCTTGGAGACATCATCGCCTACACGATAGGCGCGGGGGCACCTGCGCCCGATGCCTTCGCGCCGGGCACGAAGGGCGAAGATTCTGTGGCTGTCTCGCCAAGTGGTCATGCACTCCGGGCCGGAGGTGGGAATGGCGGTGCTCCCGGTGCCAATGGTGCTGGCGGCAAGGGTGGCATCGCGACGGGCGGCATGCGCAACTTCTCAGGAGGAGACGGCGGCTCAAGTGTCGGCGGAGTAGCGACAGCGGGCGCGCCTGGCGAGAATGGAGGTGGAGCTGGTGCGACACCTTACAATGCACCCTATGGCGGCGGCGGGGGGGCGGCGAGCCCTGCGCCTTTGGGCGGCACCCTTGCGGGGTTGATCCCCGGTGCGGGATCTAACGGCGCTGTACCGGCCGGCAACTGGGGCGGCGGCTTGGGCTCCCTTCCAGGAAGTACAATGCCCGGTGCCGATGGCAGGGGCCTGATAGTGTTCACGCGCTCCCGGTAGCTCCAAGGCCGGGGCTGACGTGCTCCGGGCGCTTGCCGTCGATCCGAGCCGCCCCATCCACACACGGATTGCGCGGCGCTCGGATGATGAGCGAGCGCCACTGTCCTAACACCAAGAGAAATCCATGCGCATTCCCCTTGAGCCGCCGCCGGGGCTGTTCGGCGACGACACCAGTTTTGCGGGCGCGGGCCGGTGGGCGGACGGGTCGAACGTCCGCTTCCGGCTGGGGCTGCCGCAGACTATCGGCGGCTGGGAGAGCCTGACGCAGCAGAAGCTGACGGGCGTCTGCCGGGCGGTGTTCCCCTGGACCGACAACGCCGGGACGCTGAACATCGCGTTCGGCACGCACGCCAAGCTGCACGTGTGGCGCGGGGGCGAGCTGTTCGACGTCACCCCGGCTGCGGGCTTCACGGCGGGGGCTGTCGATGGCGCGGGCTCGGCCGGGTACGGTACGGGCGCGTACGGCGCCGGCGGCTACGGCCTGCCGTCGGTGGCCGACTACTTCCCGATGACCTGGTCGTTCGGAGCCTGGGGGCAGCAGCTGCTGGCCTCGCCGAGGAACCAGACGATCTTCGCCTGGACCAACGACACGGGCGTGAAGGCCGAGGCGCTGGCCAATGCGCCCGCGAACGTCACCCACATGCTGGTGGCGCCGCTGAACGGCGGCTACCAGGTGTTCGCGCTGGGCTGCAACGAGGAGGTCTCAGGGACCTTCAACCCGCTGTGCATCCGCCATTCGTCGATCCGCAACAACACCCAGTGGAGCACGGCGGCCTCGGGCTCGACGGCGCGGGAATACATCCTGACCGGCGGCGG